GGTCATATTTATAGTATTGAAGATGCTGTAACTGGAATACCCAATGATCCTTATCTCAAAGGTATACCTAGATCTACTAGTCCAGGTCATCCTTATAATCTTGAATCCATGAAAAGTGGAGGAGGAAAGTATTTATGGTTTGGTAAAGGAGAACAATATGATACCACTAATGAGTATTTTAAGAAATTGAAAGCCCGTTGCTTGACTATTATGCATAGTGCAAATGAGGGTCATAGGTACACCCATGTAGCCTATGTATTCCAGAAAGATGAAACGTTACCTAAGCCCAAAGTTTTAGAAGGTAAAGTAAGATTTATCCAAGGTTATCCTATGGATCATACCATAGTTGGTAGGTGTTTGAATATGGAGTGTTTTAAATATATTGTTATGAATCGTATCAAGAATTGGACCGCTGCTGGTATTGATGTTCACTCTCATGAGTGGCACAAATTAGCTTTACAATTATTAGGAGGTTCCATTATTGCTGCTGATCATAAGAATTATGATGGCAACAATAAGAGTTTATTTATAAATACTCATACTCAGTTTACCAATTTGTATTACCAAGATGACTTTTCACGTTCAAGGGAAATAGTTGATTTAGAATTGACTAATTGTAAGATTATTTATGAGAATAAAGTTTATGAGAAGGTGGAGGGATTTGGAACTGGTTCCTATCCTACACTATTTTCTAATACCCATAGTAATATCAATACCGTTTTGTATTCTGTTCATTATATCATTACTGGTTCAGACCAGATTGTAGATACCAGAATCAGCAGAGAGATCATTTTCAAATTTCTGACTGAGTGTTATGGAATATTTCAAGGAGATGATATGGTTATTAGTATTAAAGGAGATTTTATTAATAGGATTACCTATAATACCCTGAAACATGCATTAGCTAGAATTGGTTATCAGATAACCCCTGCTGATAAAAGAGAAGGAAGTGCCCCTGATTATGATAAATTTGAGGAAGTTACATTTCTTAAAAGAAACTTTAAGTTGATTGGTGATCGTTATTATGCACCTTTGGAAATGGATTCTATTGATAACATGATCCAATGGTGTAATAAACCCAATTATCGAATGAGTGACTTCTTTTTAGTTATTGAGACTTATTTAAAAGAATTGTCCATACATGGACAAGGAGTATTTGAAGAAAAATTTAAAAAACTGCTTACTGCTTTAAGAAAGATACAATTACCCTATGTCCCTAAATATAGTGATTGGAGTGAATATTTTCATGCCACTACCACTGATATACCCCAGGAAATTGTTGAAGAGTGGGACTCTTTTGATTGGCAAGCGTCAAACCAATTTGCTCCCCAAGAAAAAATTTTAAAAGATAATAAAAAAGTTGATGATTTTGGAGATTCTTTGTGTCGTTTTATTGAAGAAGTGAAAGGTTTTGATTTTGATGATGATGAAATGTCAGATATCATTTTTGAAATTTGTAAGGATTATGTTTGGACTGCTGAAGTTCAACATTATGAGCCTGGAGAGGAGATTGAAAGGAGAGTTAATTATGAAATTTTGAAGAAAGAATATGGTTTACCTGAGTATGAAAATCTTTATGCCCCTGGTAATCCAGAAGGAAAGTGGAAAGATATTTATCTAGAATGGAAGACTTTCGATGAAGAGAAGAAAAAGGAATTGCTTGATAGTTCAACAAAAAATATTGATAAAAATTTTAAAAAGTTAAAAGTCACACCTTTACGACCTATTAACATCCTCGAACCTGTGGAACCACATCTGGTAACAGATGCCTCAGGGATGCCGGAAACCCCGGTACCCGTGGAAACTAAAAGCCTATTGGAAGTTGCTGACCCCAAAAACAATAAAAAAGTCACGTTTAAAGACGGCGACGGTAAGGATGTAATATTAGACTTACCACCAAAAACGAGCGGTGATTCTTGTCCTTCACTCGCAGGTCCCAGCGTCAGGGACATTTATAAAAATCAATCAGCTATGGATACAAACAAAGAGAAAAACCAAAATGCTGATGATCACGAAACTGTGGTAATTGAACAAGCCACCACTACCCTGCACACGACCGCAGAAGAGAACATAAGTTTTAATGTCAATAAAATTGACGAAAAATTGCGCCAAGTTACTTTACGTCAAAACGACGTCCGAGATTTTTTAGCCAAGAAAGTAGAAGTTTCTTCCTTTACTTGGGCTACCACCGATGCTATAGGAACAAAATTAGTTGAGGTGGATATTAATTATACGATTGAGAATACTGCACTTTGGTCAAACAAATTGTTAGGTTTTAAGAATTTAAGAGGAAATGTCGATTTTACAGTTCAATTAGCTGCTACCCCATTCCATCAAGGAGTTATCAGATTAGTCTGGTGTCCTTACGTTGGAAATGATCCAGATTGGGGAGTTATTGACTATATTCATTGTTTTGACCCTGTTCAAATAAGTCAGTTGCCTGGTGTTTTCCATCAAGTTAGTACTGATAGTGTAACAATGTCTATTCCTCTTATTGGCCCTGTTGATGCGATTGCACTTGATGAAGGTACTCAATGGAATTATGGGTATTTTAGGATTTATGTTTATGGAGTTTTGAAAGCCGGTGCTGCTGATAATATTGTAGGTAAAGTTTACATGTCTATGAGTAATGCTGAAGTTGATACTCCATTCTATAATCAGGCTGGTTTTGAGACCAGAGTTAAGAAGAAAAGTGGCGGAAGTCCCGATGAAAAAGAAAACCCTGAACAAGGAGTCGTTGAAAAATACTCTGGTTTGGGTGTTGAAGTTGCCAAGGGTTTAGCCACCGTTCCAATGTTGAAGCCAATTGCTACTCCTGCCCAATGGATACTTGAAGGTGTCCGAGGTTTAGCGAAACATTTTGGTTGGAGTAAACATATCCTCCAAGATGACTTGTCCCGTATGTGTACCAATATTATGTTTTATGGTCCCAATTGTGATGGAGCTGATCCGTCCACGTCCCTAGCTATTCGTGCAGATAACAAGGTCATACCTATGGCCCAGGCCGCTATTAATGGAGAAGACGAAATGTCCATTGCTTCTCTTAAAAGAAAATGGAGTTATTTTAATCAATTAACTATGGCTACCACTGATGCCACGAATACTAATTTGTATGTTTATGATCATCGTCCTAGCCAATATGAAGCTACTAGTACGATTCCCTTAACTGCTGGTGGTACGATAACTAGACATTATATGACCCCCGTTGCTTTTCTGGCCAGCTATTTTCAATTTTGGTCAGGAGATATTGAATTTAAGTTGATATTTTCAAAAACCCAATATCACACTGGGTCTATTTCTATTTCATACATGCCAGTTACTACTGGTCTTGTAGGTGTCATGAGCACCAAAGCCTCATATCATTTTAGAGAAATTGTTGATTTACAAACTTGTGAAGAGTTTTGTTTTAAAGCCCCTTATTGTTTAGTTCAACCATACTTAGATAATTATGGATGGGCTGGTCTTATTGGTATTGACGTTGTCAATCCCTTGAAAGCACCGAGCTCAGTTGCCTCAAGTATCAATATCCTAGTACTCGTTCGTGGAGGTGTTAATTTGAACTTCCAAGTGCCTGCAAATACTCCACCCGTTGTCTTATACAATGACCAAGGTGGTATAGATGAAGGTACAAATTCAGGATGTATTGATGTCTCCGTCATAGGAAATGCAAATGACGGCGGAGCAAGTCTTGCTAAGCAAGCTTATTGTATTGGAGAGGACATTACAAGTTTAAGACAACTTATTTCGAGATTCCAGATCCTTAAATGGAACAAATTTGGCACCCTTACAAACTATCCCTTTATTGGGATATCACCTTTTGTATGGCCTGCCAATTATTATATTAAAACTGCAGGCACCTATGCCCCAACTGCGGTTGCAACTCTTTACGCTGATCCCATTTCAACAATTGCAAATTGTTTTTTATTTTGGCGAGGTTCAATGAGATATTCTATCCAAAAGAATTCAGGAACAACTCGAACCTACATTGACGTTGATGATAGTATTAATGGTGGAACTACTGTCAATGGCACAAATTATGCTGATCTTTGCACTACTTCCCCCACCGTCTATGCTGCTGGTGTTTACACCACAGATTCCTCAAACATTTCTGTTGTACGTGTTCCTTATTACAACAAGTACCCCCTGACTATTGTCAGACCCCTTTATACAAATACGCAGACCTCACACTGTCGTTATGGCCCCAGAACATTTCTTTATATTACAGGAGATTCCATGGGTCCTGCCTATGCAACAAATCCTGTGTGGATCCAGAGAGCTATTAGTGAAGATTTTCAGTTTACGTTCTTTTTGAGCATTCCCACGCTCTATTATCCCTAGTGTTTCAATTCAATTTATTAGTTACATGTTTTTAGTTATTGTTTTGCCCCATGTCATCCCATTCCACTCATTTGTTGTCTTTGTTTTAGTCAATTATGTTTTATTTGTATTTGCAACTTTGTTTTTATGTTCCGACATTTAAGCTAACCCGTTGCACGATTTTTATTATTGAAGATTCGTTTTCAATAAGTTTTTGCGTGTATCATCACCCACTCTTTTGAGTGCGCCCGATGGTTTCGCATGGATTTTTAAGTAATTAGTTCTGTGTAACGGGCTAATTATTTTACCATGTGTACCTGTCCTTACTCACAGGGCTCTAGCGTTTAATAGTTC